ATATGTTCCTTTCGGAGCATGATACACTCTATCTTCCTTTGAATTATCTTGAACTAATTGGTCTTTTCGATTTTCAAGAAGTTCATAATTAAATTTTTTCATTATTACTTGTTAGACATTAATGGTGGAATGTAGATGTTTACCTTTGATTTGCCGGAGTTTGTCTTTAAATCCTTCATCTGGTTTTTTTCCTGCAAAGTGCCACGGATCACCAATGAATGGTACGGCAAAACTCATTTTCACTTTTCCGTCACATTCTTCTTGAGGGCAGGGGTTTGTAGTAGGTTCTTTTCTGTTTGCGATCTTCAAATTCTCTTCAAATTTATGATCACACGTTTCACACTCATAATCGTAATATGGCATTATTATCCTTTATTTAACTTCTCCAAGAACATGGCATATATCCACCTGACATAATAGGCTCGAAATTTTCATCTACACCTTTAGGCCAACCTGCTTCTACAAACCAACAACCATTTTTATTCTTTATGGGAGAATTCGTTTTTGCAATTTTAATAGGTAATTTTATTTTAACTTCAACAACTGGATCATTTACTTCTGTAACGACTCTTCGTGTCTCCACAACACAATCGGGACAGTCACCAGTTTTGGGATTCAACCAACATCCTGCTACAGCAAGACAAACACGTTCTTCTATAATCTCTGTCTTTGTTACTGCAGCATAAGATGCGGAACTTATCGCCATCATAATTAAAATACTACTCAATAAATGTTTCATAATATATCTCTGTGTAGATTGAAAATCATATATTCCTCACTCTTCATGTACTATTATACACTATTGATCAGCATTTGTCAAGTTTTTTCATAAAGATTATCTCGTTCCATAGAATATATGTCTATCAATTGAAGCCATTACTCTTTTAGTTTTGCTCCAATATGGATATTTTTTCATCCAATTTGCATGATAATGTGTAGCACCATCTGTTATATCTATGAGTTCATCATCATAGTGACTTTCTAGTACTATTACTGCAAGTTCTTGTGCAGACCTCCACGTTCTACCTTCGTTTGGAATATCCAACCGGCCGTCGCAATACCACGAAAACTGACATCTATCTCTCACTGGAACATTATCATTTAACTCAGCATTATAATAATGAATGCCTTCTTGCACTACACCACAAATGGTATTAGGATAACTCGTGTTGAGTTTACGATTAATCGTAACGTTTGCTACTGCGAGTTTTCCTGCTGTACTCTCCACACCTGCTTCGAAATAAATATTTTTTGCTAGACAATCGGCGTCCGCTGATGAATATTTTATTATCGATTCGGGGGTTTGATAATAATTCGTGTCGCCCACTTTTTCAATTATTGACATTGACGATGGTGTTGAAACATCATCCATGTAAAATGGTGCCGAACTATTAAGTTGTGAAGTAGTATACCATAGTGTAGCAAATAAAGCAAGGAACACCCTTACTATTTTTACCATACTTGTATCCTCTTTTGGTTATTAAATCAGTTCACAGAAAAAATCATAATATATCAATCTCAACCAAATGTAGTTATATTTAGGTATTTCTACTCTTCTACAGCGATTTCTTCTGCGATTTCCTGTTTTTCTTCAACATCTGGAAGTAGGTCTGGCCAAGTATCTTTCACCAGTTTATAAGTTATTCCCTTATAGGATAACTTTTTATCTTTAATTGCAATCAATAATAGTGCATCTTCGGGATCAGATCTTTCCAAAAGTCCAACAAACATTCCTTCTCTACGAAGCATAGGAAGTTCTTCCAAAGTTTGTGGACTAGGATCAGTATAATAACTCAACTTCTTGACTTCAAAATGGAGAGAGTTGGCAGTCATGTCACCTTCAGTTGATGGAGTATACGGAGGAGCTCCAGGCGGCAGTATCCATTTAGCATCTGGATGAAAAGCCAATTGCAACAATACTTTAGTTGCATAGTTCTCTCTTGTCAAGAGAAGTTCTTTTTTCTCATCTCTTGTCTTTGCTTTTGCAACTATTTCAAATGTTTCTCGCACATTAAATTCTGGCATTACATATCTCCTGTAAATTGTTTGTCTGTTAATGCAACAGTTTTCTTGATGTTAGGAACATAATCTTGCGATGTTCCGAATTCGGTTTCGTTCATGTCGTTTGTCCACACTGCACTAATATCGGGATAGAATACCCCTACAGACCTCTTAGGAGTGCCGTCAGAGTAATATGCCATTGCTACACATCTAGGAATGACTTTATGTTCTTCATCTTTTCCAGAAAATACTGCGATCCAATCACCTGTTTTTAGATAATATTCACAATAACGAATGTATGCTTTACGAGACGCTACCTTATTTTCTGCCTTTGTTTTTTCCTTTTCTCCGACACCTCTTCCTCTAGCCTGAGCGTTCAATCCAGTGATTGCATCCTTATTGTGTGAAATCCATTCTTTCACATTCTTAAAGGAATATATATCTTCATCTGGAAGTGCAAGAACATAATTACTAATATTCTTGTACTCTGCTGGTTTCCGTTTCTTATGCATTTCTTTCATGCGTAAACGGAGCGCCTCTCGTTGTTCTTCTGTAATCTTACGAGTTCGTTTGGTCTTCATCGGTTTTCTTTCCACTTTCACTTTCTTTGCCATGATTATTTTTTTGTTTTTGAGATTCAAGATTGTCTTTGATAGTGCTTAACATCATTGTCCATTGCTTCGCAGTGGTATCAATGTCATAGTGCATATCAAAGTATTGCTTCTGAAATCCAAGACCAGCCTGAACTGGTGGTTCCCAAAAGTTGTCAATTGCATCCTTCAGAACATATGCAAATTTCCTTGCGTGTTCAGACTTGTCTTCACAATATCCGTACATCCATGCAAAGTTTGCACAAGTTTCTGGCAGGACTGCAAGATTCGGACACACAACAACACACCCTGCACTCATTGCTTCGATTGCAGAAATACAAGCAGTCTCCTTATATACAGAAGGATATGCAAGTATGTGAGTTTGTTGAAGTGCTGTGCGAATTTCTTCATTAGAAACTGACCCATGATAATTCACATTAGGAGTTTCCTTGCAAGCATTATATAATGGTTCCCAATCTTTATCTTTTTCTTCCCACCCATATATCTTAAAACTTGAATACACATCAAGTACAACATTCTCAAACTTTGCCGCACGAAATGCAGCAATGAGAACATCCAATCCACGATGTGGTGTAGATATGTATGCAAGTCTGGTTGGGCCTTCTTTTGGTTTTGTATGTGCAGGAATTGGTTCTATCGCATTTTTGAGTACGATACTCTTCTCATATTCAATGCCAAGATCAAGATGATACTTCTCCAATGACCAATCAGAAGGGAATATAAACCTTTCGTATTTGTCTCGTTCTTCTTTTTTCTTGAGGAATTGTACTTCTGGATCTTTAGAGGTGTCTTGAAACCAGAGGATTTTAGGCTTGTCCTCTAATTCACGAACCCTTGAAAGTATGATTTGAAAGTAGTCCCAAACATCTGCTGAGACTCTCTCCTTTATACGGGCATATATCAATTCACTTCCACCCTTTGAATCTTTTGAGGCTTCTACGACATCATATGTTTCTGTGGAACCTTGTTCGTTCCGTTTCTTAATCTGTTCGATTTTAGAATCATCGAATACCATCAAACTCATAATCTTCTCTTTTTTCAGTTTTTATTCTATAATATAATTATACCATCTTTACTTCATAATGTCAAGTTTTTTTATGAAAAAAGATTTCCTTGATACAATCCACTCAAACGATATTGTAACATTCCTCTATGGTGAACTTCAACATTTTCACCTGACTGTTGTAATAGTATTGCTTCTTTTTCTGCTTCTGTTTTACTGAATTTCTTAACTTGTCCACTTTCAGTTTCAATTAAATAAGGGTCTAAATTTGTTTGGGATAACATATTTTTCCTACAATTGAAATCCTGTCTGACAGATATAATATGAATCTACGATATCTGAAACAGGGTTGACGATTTTATTTGATTTTGGAGATAAACGACTCCGCAAATCAATATTAGTTTCTGTCAAAAACGTTTCATACATCAGCTCTTTGTTGGCATTTCCTTTTCCTGTTGCAATTTTTTTAATTACTGTTGGTGGTATCGTTGTAAAACGAAATCCATTTTGTTTGAGTTTGTATTTGAGTATTCCTGTATTCTCTGCAATATTGAATACCCTCCCTGTCGCTGCAAATGCATAATCTTCTAAGTAAACGTGTTCCACTCTACCATGATACCAGCGAATACACTCAATTGTCCAATTTGCAAGATTTTCATATCTTTCAATCTCACTTGAGTATTTAGGATATTCATACCCCCTGAAAGAACCAAAGGATTCGTGATATTTTGTTTTCTTGATAAAGTGAAAATTGCAGTTTTCAAATTTCAATTCATTGTCAATGATTTGTCCTACACAAACAGCTGGGGAAGTTAAGGAATAGTCGATCCCCCCAATCCAAGTCATATTTCTTCATCATCATAATATGGCTCCATTAGTATGCCACAAAATGTACAATGTCGAGTAGTATTTTCTATTGTGTCTCCCCTCAATTCACTTTCATCAAAAGAGAGTACATACACCACACCGCAAGCGGCACATTCTTCATCTATTTCTACGACTTCCATTTCGCTCCAATTAAAAGTTTTAACATTATGAATCTATATATCTACTATCTCACACCCGCCATCAGCAGAACAAGCAAGTTCCTGAGAACCAGAAGTGAAGTCTTGTTCTTCAAATTGCGAGAGTTCTTTCCAATCAATGTCCAATGGAATCAATTTAGTCATTTTCTCATATTCTTTTTTATCACAATCTTGATATGGAGCTTGACGATATGAGTGTTCGCTAAATGGTAAGAAAGAAATCCCACTAATAGAGTCGAAATTTTCCCACACCCATGAGCCAACTTTAGGCCACTCTTCTTCTTTAACAGAAATAGTCACGGATGGTTTATGTTCGCACCAGTGAGTCTGATAAGTCATCCAAAGTTTCAATTGATCTATTGCAGTCATGTCTTGACGATAGACTGCTTGTTCTGGGCCCTTCATAGGAAAGGAGAACACTGTTGTATGTTTTGGTTTTGTCACATCTGGTTCATTCGGAAATCCCTTTTCAATCATGAAT